GGTAATTCGCGACCCCGATCTCCGGATAGCGACAGCAAATCGCAAACAGTCTTTTGATAGTAGGAACCAATGATTGCAAATAAACAACAACTCGCAAGCATTCTCGGAAAGTCGGAAGAATGGCTTACGCAGATGCAAAAAGACCAAACCTTTCCGGTGCTCGAGCGGGGCCGTGGTCGCGCTGGCAGTAAGTACGAGACGCAAGACGTGATTACTTGGATGCAGACTCGGCAGGTCGAAAACCTTATCGGCGACAAGATTGACATTGAGGAAGCGAAGCGGCGCAAGATGGCGGCAGAGGCGTCGCTTGCGGAAGTCGAGCTCGAAACGGTGCAGGGCAAACTCATCCCAGCAGATCAAATCGAGAAAGAATGGTCTGAGCTCATAATGAATTGTCGTGCCAAACTGTTAAGCATTCCGTCGAAAGTCTCTCCCGAAATCTTTGCGGCTGACGATCTGACCACCGTTAAGGTTTTACTTAAGCAAGCACTTCAAGAGGCACTCAATGAGTTATCAGTCGGCGGCTCGTCTTTTAGCGAAGATCCGGACGCTCTTTCTACCACCGCCGGACATTAAGGTTTCGGACTGGGCCGACGAAGAAAGGCGACTTTCTCCCGAAGCCTCTGCCGAGCCCGGTCAATGGCTGACGAGCAGGGCCGAGTATCAGCGGGGCATTATGGATGCGTTCTCGGACCCGAACATCGAGACCGTCGTCATCATGAGCTCGGCGCAGGTCGGCAAGACGGAGATCCTCAACAACGTGATCGGCTACCACGTCAGTCAAGACCCGTCTCCGATGCTGGTCGTGCAACCCACGCTTGATATGGCTCAGACGTGGAGTAAGGACCGGCTGGCTCCGATGTTGCGGGACACGCCGATTTTGCAGGGCTTAGTCAAAGACCCGAGGGCGAGAGACTCCGGCAACACGACGCTTCACAAGATCTTTCCCGGTGGTCACATTACTGCTTGCGGTGCAAACTCTCCGAGCTCGCTTGCGTCTCGACCGGTTCGGCTGGTGCTCTGCGATGAGGTTGACCGGTATCCCGTCTCTGCCGGCTCCGAGGGCGACCCAGTCAGTCTCGCTCGGAAAAGGGCAACAACCTTTTGGAACCGCAAGATCGGACTGTTTTCGACCCCGACGAACAAAAGCAACTCCCGCATCGAGACTGCTTACGAGGAATCCGACAAGCGGCTTTTCTATGTCCCGTGTGGCCATTGTGGACACAAGCAGGTCTTGAAGTGGGCGCAAGTGCGCTGGGAGCCCGACCGACCCGAGACTGCGGCTTATGCTTGCGAAGACTGCGGGACGCTTTGGTCAGATGCGGAGCGGGTGCGATCGATCCGGCAGGGCGAATGGGTTGCGACTTCAAGCTCTCGACGGGTTGCGGGTTTTCACCTATCCGCCCTTTATTCGCCGTGGACAAACTTAGAGGCCGGCGTGACCGAGTTTCTTGAGGCCAAAAAGCAACCGGCTACTCTGCGGGTTTGGGTAAACACCTATTTGGGAGAACCGTGGGAAGAAGCTGGGGAGGCGGTGGACGATTACGCCATTGCGGAGCACCGAGAGGACTGGGGCGAGATGGTCCCGAAGGAAGTCTTGATGCTGACCGCAGGGGTTGACGTGCAAGACGACAGGCTTGAGGTTGAGATCGTCGGCTGGGGCCGAGACGAAGAAAGCTGGTCGATTGACTACCGCACCATTTATGGCGACCCGAGCTCTCCGGCGGTTTGGTCTGATTTGGACTCAATTCTTGCTCAACGGTTTGAGCGCGAAGACGAGCGAGAGCTTACCGTTCGTGCGGCTTGCATTGACTCGGGCGGTCACCATACGAGCTCGGTCTACAACTATGTCCGGCCTCGGGAGGGCAAACGATTTTTTGCTATTAAGGGCGTCGGCGGCGAGGGCAAGCCTTTGGTCGGCAAACCCACCCGCAACAATATCGGGAAGATCAGACTCTTTCCGGTTGGCGTGGACTCGGCGAAGGATTTGCTTTTCTCTCGGATGCGGATTAAGGAGATCGGTCCCGGCTATATGCATTTCCCACTATCTCGAAGCGACGAATACTTTCGGCAACTGACCGCAGAGAAACTCGTGACGAGATATCACAAAGGCTTTTCTCGGCGCGAATGGGTGAAGATTCGACCTCGAAATGAGGCTCTCGACGTGCGGGTTTATGCGATGGCGGCTCTCGGAATACTCAACTTGAACCTAAACACGCTCGCTAATCGAGAGTTTATGGCCCGAGAAAACCCACCCGAAAAGCCGGAACCTATGCCGACCGCAAGAAATTCACGCCGTTTGCCGCAAAAAAATAGTAGTTTTGTCAACGGTTGGCGTTAAAATGATGGAACTCATGAGGGCAGAATGGCGAATTTATTTGATCCCGCACAATCTCCGACAGTAGAACCCGAGAAAGTCGTCGTCGGCGACTTCATTCAATGGCGTCGAACCGACCTCGGCTCGGACTATCCGAACACCGAATACACGATGACCTACGTCGCTCGGATTACCGCTGGCGGCGCGTCTGAGATCCAAATCACCGGTACGGCATACGAAGGCGGGTATCTGTTCACCGTTCCGTCTGCGACCTCCACCAACTTCACCGCAGGTTTCTACCACTACCAACTTGAGGCGATCCGTAACTCCGACTCGAATCGGATTGTGCTCGAAACTGGTTTCTTCACGGCGGTTGTTGATCTCGACGTTAACGGCTCGGACCCTCGGACTCATGCCGAGATCATGCTGGCAAAGATTAAGAGTCTGCTCGAGGGTAAGGCCGACGCCGACGTGGCGAACTATTCCATTGCGGGGCGGTCACTCACAAAGCTCTCGTTTGATGAGCTCATTAAGGCTCGCGACTACTATCAAGAAGAATACAATAAGGAGGTCCGAGCGCAGAGAATCGCAAAGGGGCAACCTACCGGCGCAACTGTAAAGGTTAGATTTCTATGAAATTTTCCGACCGGCTGAAACGGTTTTTTCAAACTAAGAAGCGGGTCGCCAAGCGCGAGTATGCGGGAGCGGCAAACGGGCGACTCTTTGCTGACTTTCTTACAAGCACTCGGTCACCTGACTCTGAGATCCGCTACGCGCTCAAAGTCTTGCGGAACCGATGCCGCGACCTTTCCCGTAATAACGAATACGCGCGACGCTACCTCAATTTGCTGAAGACCAACGTGATCGGCGAAAAAGGCATAAATCTGCAAGTCAAAGCGAAGAACGAGGATGGGTCTTTTGACCGTATCGGTAACACCATCGTCGAAAATGCGTGGTCGAAATGGTCTCGGCTGGGCAATTGCACCGTCGATAAGAAGATGAACTTTGTTGACGCTCAAAACCTCTTTATCGAGAGTCTTGCGCGGGATGGTGAGGTCATCATTCGGATGGTGAACTACAACAATCCCGATAAATTCGCGATTGAGTTTATCGAGCCGGACCTACTTGACGACGAAAAGAACGAAGTTCTCAAAGATGGCAAGCGCATTCGGATGGGCGTGGAGCTCGACGAGTATCGCGCCCCGTTAGCATATTGGATGCTGACCGAGCACCCCGGCGATATGGAATACTCTGCTCGCTACACTCGGACCCACATTCGGGTTCCGTCCGAAAAGATTCTCCACGTCTATATGCCGGACCGCGCTCAACAGACTCGGGGCGTCCCGTGGATGGCCTCTGCAATTCAGTCTCTAAAAATGCTCCACGGATACCGCGAGGCCGAGCTTGTCGCGGCCCGAACCGGTGCAAGTAAGATGGGCTTTTTCACGTCTCCGAGTGGCGACGGGTTCACCGCAGATGATACGGAAGAACAGTTTGTTCCGATTCTGAATGCCGAGCCCGGTACATTCCACCAACTCCCGCAGGGCGTGGATTTTAAAGCATTCGACCCGACTCACCCAACGACCGCATTCGGCGACTTTGAGCGAGCGATTCTGCGGGGCATTGCTTCCGGCCTCGGGGTTTCGTACTACGCGCTGGCGAACGATTTGACCGCAGTTTCTTATTCCAGCATTCGTGCGGGAGAGCTTGCGGATCGTGACTTTTACAAAACGCTTCAGCAAGTAACGATCCGGCACTTCGTCGAGCCGGTCTTTAGGGCGTGGCTTTTGCAAGCGATGACCGCCGGAACAGTCATTCTCCCCATTACCAAATACGGCAAGTTTGCCGACAACGCTCACTTCAGAGCTCGCGGTTTTGCGTGGGTCGATCCTCAAAGGGAGATCACCGCAAACGTGCTGGCCCTTAACAATGGCATTCTCAGTCTGCAAGACATTGCGAACAACTACGGACGCGACGTGGAGGAAACCTTCGAGCAGATCGCAATGGAGAAAGAGCTTGCGGGAAGCTACGGGATTGAAATGGCCTTCCAACCGTTTGGGCAGAAGCTACCGGTGCAACCGACTATTATTGGCGATCAAGAAGAAGATCCACCCGAGACTGAGGGCCGAATGGAGCAGACGATCAACATTCACCCAGTCTTACACGGTAACTTCGAGGTTAAGTCGGCTCCGATGGAACTGAACTTGAAGGTTCAGACTGAGGTCAAGAAAGAGACGAAGAAGATTAAACTCGTGCGGGACGCTAAAGGCGTCGTTACCGGAGCGGTGGAGGAATAATGGCAATCACAAGCGCAATTTGTAACAGTTATAAGCAGGAAATCTTAGAGGGCGTTCACGCCTCCACCGACACCTATAAGATTGCTCTGTTTGAATCCAATGCGAATCTTAGTGCGGCAACAACGGCCTACTCAACCTCGGGAGAGGTTTCGGGGACCGGCTACGTTGCCGGCGGCGAAACGCTGACCGGATTCTCTTCGGGTCTCTCCGGCTCGACCGCATTTTTGACGTTCACCGATCCTTCGTGGGCCGATTCCACGATCACCGCTCGCGGTTGCATGATCTACAACTCCAGCAAATCGAACAAAGCGGTTGCGGTCTTCAACTTCGGGCAAAACGTCTCTAGCGTAAACGGCACGTTCACGGTGGACTTTCCCGGAACTGGCGCGTCAAGTCTTATCCGGATCGCATGATTCTTTTTGACGACGGTTTCGGTCTTTTTGACGACGCCGCAGGGGATTTCGATGATGCCGGTGTAGTTAACTCGACCGCAGTCGTCACCGGCATCGAAGCAACCTCCGCGTTTCAAACCGTTACCGCAAGCGGCATTCAGTCACCCACCGCGATAGTATCGGGCATCGAGCTTACTTCAGCATTCGGAACGGTCTCGGGATTTGCGGGATCAAAAATTGAGCTTGCGGGATTGGAAGCCACCGCTAGCGTTTCGGAGGTTATTGCGCTGGGGACCGGATCGGGAATAGCTACGGTCGAAGGTGTAGCGTCTAACGCTACAACCGGAACAGTCACCGCAGTCGGTCAAGCGGTCAAGAAAGGGAGAAAGAGAAATGCTAAATTCCTTCCGTTCACGGCAAGACCCGTCACGATACAACGCGATGGTCGAGCGCAGATTGCAACGCAAACTCTCGAAAGCGGGTTTGCTGAACTCACCGCCGCAGGAGCCCACAACGCTCGCGCAAATGTCAGAGGCTTGCAACTCAAAACAGTATGTCGGATTCCGAGCGTTGATGCGATAATCAATCCATCTGACGACGAACTCATTTGGTTATTGGCGGCATAAATGGCAACTTACAAAGGCGAAGAAATTGACACACGACCGACGGCGGCAATGGCTGAGGAGGCGCAACGGGGACTTGACTGGCGTGCCGAGTTTGGGCGTGGTGGGACTGCGGTTGGTGTCGCTCGTGCGAACCAATTGCGTCGGCGCGAGGAACTTAGTGTCGATACCGTTCGACGTATGGCATCGTTCTTCGCGAGGCATGAAGTAGATGCAGAGGCAGAAGGCTTTCGCCCCGGCGAAGAGGGTTATCCATCTGCCGGACGTATTGCCCACGCTCTTTGGGGTGGGGACGCCGGCAAAAGCTGGGCAAATGAAAGGGTGAGCAGAATGGATACTATTGACAACCGAGCCGCACCGGATGCGCTATCAATTGGCGACTTTGTTCGCTGGGATTCTTCGGGCGGTCTCGCTCGGGGCCGGATTGAAAGAATCGTGCGGGATGGAGAAATCAACGTCCCCAACTCCGACTTTACGGTGACCGGCACTCCTGAAGATCCCGCCGCTCTGATCCGGATTTTCCGAGAGAATGAAGAAGGGTGGTCACCGACTTCGGTCCGAGTGGGTCACAAATTCTCAACCCTCACCAAAATCGACGCTCTGCGGGGCTACACCGAGAAGCGACCGTATCCAAACGAACACGCCGCACGTTTAAGTGATCCCGATGAATACGATAGTTTCCGCAGAGAAAACGACGCTGGTGGTGCGGGAATTGATTTTATTTACGGCATCAAAGAGGGCGAGAGCGAGCTTCAAGCGATCCGATTCGACAAAGAAATGTTTTCGGTGGCTCAAGCTCAAGAATGGCTTGCGGAAAACGACTTTTCTCCGATATTATTCGAGGAAGCTATCGAAGAACGGAACCAATCAATGCAAGCTATTGACAAGCGACATATAAAGAATATCGTCGAAACCGAGGACGAGGTCATTATTTCGTTTGCCAAAATGCACGACGAACCCACCGAGGAAGTCACCGAGGAAGTCGAAGGCGTGGCTGACTTGATTGAAAACGATATTTATGAGGGTTCTTTCTTTCCCGCAGAGAGGAAGGGCGAGAAACTCGTGCATCGTGCGGCTGATATGGAGGCCATTGTTGGCGAAGATCGCCGCGTGATGATGAGCGTATCTTCGGAAATGCCGGTCGAGAGACTCGGTGGAATGGAAATCTTAGATCATTCTGAGGGCTCGATTGACTTGAGTTTCTTAAACTCCGGTCGGGCTCCCCTGCTTTTAGACCACGATCCGACCCAGCAGATCGGCGTGGTGGAGAATGTAAGTCTCGATGGTGCGGCCCGTAAGTTACGGGCGAAGGTTCGCTTTGGAAAAGGTGAGCGGGCTAGCGAGGTTTATGATGACATTGTGGACGGTATTCGCGGCAACGTGAGCATCGGCTATTATGTCAAGAAAGTGTCGAAGATGGATGGCGGCTACCGCGCAACGTCTTGGCAACCTTTGGAGGTTTCAATCGTATCTATTCCCGCTGACTCGTCAGTCGGCGTGGGTCGGTCGGCTGAGGCTCCGCAACCCGTTCGTATCGAAACCATTTCTCAAAAAGGAACTAATATGTCTGAGCAAAACACGGGCGCGGTCACCGCAGAGGCCGCAG